TTTCCCGCTTGTTTTCGCTGTCCAGGACCGTGTTTTCCACCACAGACGATATTTTATTAGTCTTACTTGGCGGAGCGTCTGAAAAGGCGTATGCCGATATGTAGGACGGTTCCAAGACTTGTATTTCACTCTCTAGTTGCTTCATGCTGCATTCGGTTAATTTCAGCTTACTTAGGTTGCTTTTGTATTCTCGCAGTTTTTTCTCGATCATGTATTCCTCCTTTCGCATTAATGTGGTTATGTGAACTAAAACATGCTTATCTGTGCCCTGGCTGCCTCCTTCTCTTTTTCCCGCTGTATATTTAAAAGAGAAACTTGCACATTGCTTGCCAATTTTGCATTAAACCCATCTACATATTGCTTTTTAATCTCAAACCCATAAGATTTTCGCCCTAACTGCTCGGCGGCTAAGAGTGTAACTCCACTACCCGCCACAGGGTCAATTACCACGTCCCCAACGTCCGTAAAGATATTAATAAGATTTTTTACAACATGGATGCTCTTTTGGGTCGGATGGATCTTCGGCGTTTCAGTGTCCCTGTCATAATCCAGGCAATTAAATATCATTTTGCTGTTATTGCGGAATTTGGGGAGCTTGTCCCTGTATAGAAGTACGGCGTATTCGCAATTTCCGACAACCTTCATATTGGCTTTTAAGACCTGTGCGCTGTAGTTTTTTCTAAAAACCAGGTTTATGTAATGGTTAAAGCCGTATTCCTTGCCCTTCTCTATCAGCATAAACTGCTGCTCGAACTCACAAAAAACTATCATGCATCCCGCTTGCCCTTTTTCTTTTGGTTCCTTTTTTAGCATGGTTGAGACAAAATGCATGAATTCCGCTATCCGAAAATCCTTGTCTGTATCAAAGAATGCCTTACCTGCAAGCTCGCTCTCGCCGTTTTTGTTGTCGCCGTCTTTATACCAGGAAGGGTTTGAGGCATAGGCATTAACCCCGATATTGTACGGTATATCTGCAATAATCAGCTGCGCTTTGGGTATGTTATATCTTTTGTAATTCTGGAAATGATCGTGATATAGTTCCACTTTCTCACCCCTGTATTTTTTCTATCAATTTAGGCAATCCCTTCTTTACAATTTCAACAGATGCCCTTTCCACAACCCTTTCAATTACTGAATCTTTCTTTGAGTAGATATATTGTTTTATTGCCTTATCCACTCCGTCTCTTATGCCAATTCTCGCTTCTCTGTTTTCATATCCATGCTCTGCAACAATGCGCTTTGCAATTTCTTGCGATACTAATTCGGTTATAAAGTTTTCGTCAATTTCAATTTCTATTTTCATTTATTTCTCGCCCTTTCCTTTACTTCGCATTAAATTCATTTGGCGCTTAACTTTTTAGTCTCTGCCCACATGTCGGACAATAATTCAAATCTTCATCCTCACAAAGTTCCGTTTTACATATTGGGCACTTACATATTCCAGGGATTCTTTTGTTAGGTTTAACTTTTACCGGCATCTGTTTTTCAAGCGCTGCCATCACTGTATAGTCAAGGATATTTATTTCTGTAGGCTTATTCTTTTGCCGATATTCAAATTTCAATATTTCTGAGCGTAATGCCGATCCAACTTTCAACGGCTCTAAATAAGCGCTCGACTCTTTAAATTTATTTGTCTTTACTGCTTTCATCTTCACTCACCCTTTCATCAAAAATAACTTCTTTATCTGACTTTCGCTTAAGCCTTGTTCCCGCAGATACCTTATTTTTTTCTCACAATCTTTGCATCCGTATTTTTCTTCCGGCCATGTTCTTTTTAAATAAAGATTTTTGCCTTTGCAGTATGGACACTTAGCCATCTTCGGCACCTCCTAACAGGGCATCAATGGCCTCAATTAATTCTTGCTGGTTGTTTGTCGCTTCCAATATGGGCAATGTCCGTCTTAACAGATAATCCATCCGCATAATCCGCCCCGCCTGCTCGTCTTTGTCGGCTAATAGCCCTGCTATATGGTCTGCATCACATTTGGCATTGTATTTCCAGTCGTCAAGCACTTTATTTAGCCGTTCTATCTCCTGCTGTTGGGATTGGATCTGCTCCGGTGTAAGCCCGGTGTCCTCATAGGCGGCAAGGCGGTCAACCATTTCACAGTAATTTTTATATTCCTGCGGGTTTGATGTCCCGTATTTGCTCGGAAATGCCGCAGGTCCGTATCTATGCCCATGGCAGTATGTTTCTATATGTTCTGTGTCATCTGCGTGTTTAATGGTTTGTCTGCTTGTCAGCCGCTCAAACATCTTCCTTACCTCCTAACAGGGCATCAATGATCGCTATAGTCTCTTGCATTTCAATACAAGCATCTTCTTCAGGCGTTTGTTCAGAGCGGTCAATATATTTTTCTAACAGTTGTGTTCCTACGTTCATTACTTCTCTTGCCTGTTTTAGCACCGTATCATACCGCATCAGTTTTCCGGCCTGTTCGTCTTTGTCGGCTACTAGGGCGTCTATTTGCTGTTCAAGGCTTTTGGCGTACTCCTGATAATTCTTATTTCCTTGTTGCAATAGTTCTATATGGATTTTCTTCATGTCTATCTCCTGTTGCTGGGCTTGTATCTGCTCCGGTGTAAGCCCGGTGTCCTCATAGGCAGCAAGCTTGGCAAATACATCCTGTACAAATACTCCCTCTTTTTTATCTGCATAACAAAACCCTGTAACGTGCGTTTTTATTTCAATCAATCTCTCCATACCTTCCTCACTTTCCGCCTTTCCACAGACCTCTGCAGATAATTAGGAGCACCGCAACTGCAGTAATAGCAACCATTAAAAAATCACAAAAGTTCATTGCTCTAACCCCCCTCGTTTGTATGTTCATATGCCCGGCAGGGATTGTCATAGACGATAGTCATGTAGCGTCCTGTCACACGACATTCCGGCAAAAGTATTATGCCTAGGTTGTCTATTCCCGGCGGGCTATCAACGTCGCGGCTTTGCCCGATGCGATTCTTGCATGACCAGCACCGATCGCAACCGTTTTCCATATAGCGTTTATCCATTCTGCTCAATCCCCTTCCCGGACCCCTGTGGGCCTCGCCACTCCCAATCTCCACAATAAGCGCAATCAATCATTCCATTAAAGGAGCTTACTGGACAGTGCTCTTTACTTTTGTTTTTACAGCACCAATACGGCATAACAGTTTTCAAATCCTCCACCGCCGCTTTCTCTCTGCGCTGGGAGGCGGCAAGCTCTCTCCGTAGTCGATCTATCTCTCTGTTTGCGCACTTGTACATATCCCATTCCCATGTTTGCCCAAGAGTTGCGGTCACGTCTTTTAACTGGGCTTGCAGGGATTCTATAAGGGAGGCGGCGTCACGGTTTGGACAATAATATATTGCGCGGCAATTCTTATCTTCCACAGCACACTCAGAGCAATCTTCACATTCGCCTCTTAGTGCCTTTACAATCTCATCAGCGTTCATCTTTTCAATTCCTCACTTTCCCTCCAGCATTTCCAACAGTTCCGTAATTGCTTCGCTTGCTTCTTTATCCGTCAAATTCTCGAATTCATCCTCCGGCTCTTGTCCTAGCCGTTGGCAAAGGCTTTTATAATATGCTACTTGTCTATCTGTTGCCATATCACCATCTCCCCCCACCGCCGAAATATTCGTCTGTGTAAAATCGGTATATACAATATGCTAAAAAAATAATAAATACTATTGCTAACAACATATCCTCACCTATCCTTCCACTTCTTTCAACGGGCAATCTTTTCTCCTGCCTTCGCTTGGTGTCCTGACTGGCATATAGTTATTCCTGCTTGACAAGATATCGCAAATATCCGTCACTTTATAAAACGGGCACCCTCCCCCTCTGCAACTCCCTGGCATTTTATCTAGTATCAATATTGCTTTAGCCATCCTGTTCAACCTCACTCTCCCTATGAAACACCCTTATCTTTTTAAGTTCCTGAAAATGTCTCGTCATAATTATGTGATCGATTTTCTCCCATATTTCTTCAGGAAGATTAATTTTTAGCGTTCTGTGCTCAGGTTCATAATCTACTTGGAATTTATTGGAATCCATCTTCTGCCTCCATTTCCATTTGTTCTGGTTCCGGCTCCCGCCCATCCCGCCATGCTGGGCATCTATGTACTCCGTTGAAGTCCTCTCGCTCCATCTGGTTGCAGCCTAGGCAGGTATTGCATAGTTCCGTCATATAATCACCTAATTTTTTTAAAACTGCGGGTAGGGATTTGCACCCTACATAGACTACTTCCATTTGTATAGGCAAGTCCTACAGACCACTATAGCGTCTACCTGTTCCGCCACCGCAGTATTTTTATAATGTGAATTATAATTTTGAGAATCCAATGGTCACAAACCCTTCTTTGCAATACCTTTCATCGTCAAGAATATATGTGATAATGGTTTTAATTTCTTTGCCAGTGTAAAAATTCCCTTCTAAAACCCACTCCTGAAGAACCATAAAATCGCCAACCTTAAAGTTTCTGTCGTTTTTTCTCACTTCAAATGTTTTTCCACCAAGATCAACTTCGTCATAAAAAGGTTGTAGTGTTTTTAATTTATGAATCATACTTTCTCTCCTTCGTATTAATTCCGTTATCTGCATCAATTCCAATCTTCGAAAACCTCTTCTTTTGTGATAAGTCCGTTTATGTACTGCCCTCCGATGCATAGCTCCATATCGTCCTCGTTGCAGTCGCAGGTGCCGTCATTATGTCGGTCTATATACTCTTGCAGGAGATCTTCTTTAAGCATTTGTAATCTCTACCTCCACCCTCGGATTATCGCTATACCACTTCTCGACATTTGCAGATACTATATAGCTGTCATCTTTATATGCAAGCTCGTTAAGTGCATCTGATACTATCTTGCCTACATTGTCCCAATCTGGCCGCTTTATAGGTCTTATTTCGCCCTGTAGCATCTTTTCTCGGTTCTTCTTGCTAGCAGACTTTGGAATAGTGAAAAATGCTTCCACGGTCAATTTAAGTGCTCCATCGTGGCGTTCATTACTGCACATGATATAGAGTTGTTTAACGAGTGTTTCATAGTTGACGGTCTTTTCTGGGGTGTATGTATGCCCTGTTTTCGTCATTCTTGGTCTTTGCTTAGCACACGGCTCGCCGGGAATAATAAGTTTGGTAATAGTCCCACACCTCCCACAGCTCGTCAGTAAATTTCATTAGTTTCTTCCACTGAACTGAAAATTTACTAGGCAAGCATAATCCATACTCGTACAAGTAATATTGCTCACCAAAAATGCTGCTTTTTATCGTTTTCCTGCTGTCGTACATATCCCAGAGCTCATCAATCCACTGCAATAATTTGCCCCAAGGTAGACATATCCCTTTTGTCCCCTGAGTTCTCACATATAAATTATTTGGAGATATCTTGTAGCTCGTGCCTCTTATGTAACTATCAAATTCGTACATGGTAATCTCCTTTAAAACGGTAAATCTTCATCATCTTCGCCTAAGTTATAAATGCTGTCTTGCGCCGGTGGTGGTGTTTGGTGTCCTGATTCCCGCTTGCTGTCTGCAAAATATACCTGTGATGCGTGGATATCGTCACTGTATCGCTTGTTACCATCCTTGTCGGTGTAAGAGTTATTACGGAGATAGCCCTCGATTAATACCTGCTGCCCCTTGGTGAAGTATTTTTGCACGAATTCTGCGGTCTGTCTCCAGGCGGTTATCTGGAAGAAGTCTGCCCCGGCATCTTTGCCTTGCCTATTTACTGCTAACTTAAATCGTGTCATTGCTATATTGTTTTGGGTGTATCGGGTTTCTGGATCTGCTACTAATCGGCCTAATAAAATTACTCGGTTCATAATCAATCCTCCAAAAATTTCATACTATCGCCTAACTGCGCTATTTTTTCTTTAAATGATTCCGGTAAAAATAGTTGTTCTTTCTCTCTCTCTTGGTATTGGTTGTATGCCATTCTAAATTGTCCCCTTAAAACGTCCGGTTCTTCGGATAGACATATATCTTTCCACCCAATTGAGCGTGTCACCTTTGCAACAAGAGGAGGTAAGCTGGCGAGTGCTTCTTCTTCCCGGTAGTAACCAAAATTCCTGACTGCCCGGACCACTTCGCCCCATGCTTCGGCTGCATCCGGGATGCCTTTTGGATTTGTCACGCTTACTGCTGCCGCTCTGATTTCTGCCGGGGTTGGAGGAAACTTATTGAGCATACAATGCTTTTGTACTGCCGCTATTGCTACTTTTGCCGGGATATCTGGCATAAGGCTTGCCCAAACTTTAGCTGTTTTTACGGCTTGCTGCGGGTCCGAGAAGTTCCGCTGATTTGGATATGTAGCAGCTAATATTTCAATGAGTGTAAGAGTTTCATTGACCGTCATTTTGTTCTGCCTCCAATATCTTCCGTGCTTCGTCGAATACATCAGCCTTGCCTTGTTGCCTTGTATTCTTCTCCCAGGTCCGTACACAGGCCCGCCAATCCTTGATCTTCGTTTTTCCCCGGTACCAACCGTTGGCGGTGTAATGATCTATGAATTGCTGAGGATTTACAGAGTTGTTGCGTTCTTTGCAATAAGCGGTTACTTCTTCAAGATTAGGCGGTTTGAATTTTTGCGGCTTGTCCGCTATATTATTAACCTTACCTATACTATCCTTACCTAACCTATCCTTACCTAACCTATCCTTACCTAACCTATGCTGACATTCGGTTGACAGTTGGTTGACAGTTGGTTGACAAATTGTGTACGAACCGTTTTCTTTTTCGCTTAGTAAGGCTTTTTCAGCTTGGTATACAGTTTCTTTCAGCCTGTCTTTTCTAATGTAGTTATGTATCTTCCAGTGCTTTATAACGATGATTCCGGTTTCAAACGGTATTACAAATCTTTTTGCTATAAGTAGTTTTAAATCATCGTCACTAGCCCCAACAACACGCTGTATTTTCTTTGCATTGTTAATAAATCCCTCATCATCAGCCCTCATGCCTAAGTGGAAATATAATGCTTGCGTACTACTTGGCATATCTAAAAAGGCGTCACTATCAATTATTGTTTTTGCAAACATTCGTCTGTCTGCC